CCCTTGCCGGCCGCCGCAGCCGGGGCGAGGAGGGGCGTGAGGATGTCCTCAGACAGGGACTTGAAAAACTCTCCAACGACACCTCCGAGGTAGAACGAGGCAGTGAGGATGATGATGTCCCGTGTATCAAGCATTTTTATTATGATGGGTATACTTTATTTCGTAAAGACAATGGATACTAGGTTCTGGGGACCCAGTGCGTGGCAATTATTTCACTTGATTGCGTTTACCTCAAAACATCCCGACGACGTTCTCAATCAGATGAAGGATGTGTTGCCTTGTAAATATTGCAGGGCTTCGACGACCGAATATGTCCACAAACACCCCCTCCGTGGCGATCCTGGGCGGTGGCTATATGACATTCATAATATGGTGAACAACAAGTTGCGGACACAGTGTAAAGATGACCCAGCTGTCGTAGATCCGGGTCCCGACCCAGAGTTTGACGCTGTCAAGAAGCACTACATGTCCCTGAAGTCCACGGCGGTTCCTGGCGGGGACTTTCTTGGATCGATCTCGGCGAACTACCCAGAATCGCCCGAACCCGATCAAATGGCTACACAGAGGACCTTTTTACACGCATTGCATCACGCGTATCCGTATCCTGAGCTCCGAAAGGTCTATGCCGACTATATCACCGCTCATGAACCCGAGTTGGCATCACGTAAGGCGTATATGAAGTGGATGCACGGATTGCTAAGTGCCTTGTCAAAAAAGGTAGGATCGCCCATGCCGTCGTTTAAGAGTTTTGCTCACCATCTTGCGTATTTCAGGAGCGGTTGCTCCAAAAAGACGTATCATGGAAAAACCTGTAGGAAGACAGCAGGTGGTCGCACAAAGGATCGTGACCACCGAAAGACCTTCCGGGTTTCTCATTCTAGGTTACTTGTTTGATTTGGGTTTATTCTTGGAGTTGGCTTGAGCTTGCTCTTGCAACCGGGCATGTTTTGCTGAGTACACATCTGCCTTCTTCTCCTTGGCGGTCTTCTTCGTTTCGCGACGTGTCTTGGGTGGATCCATCCTAGAGTGGTTTGCTTTCACTCAGAGATTTCCATTTTAGTAGCCCATCATGCCCATGCCGTGCATGACTCCACCGCGACGGGTCTTGCGGGAACGGCGACGACGTCCACCGACCGGGGCCGCGTTGTGAGTGGGGGAAGGCAGGTCGGCCTTCGGCTCAACGCCACCCTCACCGCCACCGTAGTAGTTACCGCCCTTCTTGTAGGTCTTCTTCGCCATCTTGAGGATGTCGCCGAACTTCTTTCCCTTGTGAGACTTCATCGTCTTCTTAACATGAGCGAGCCACTTATTTGCCATTTTGTTTAATGCTCAAGAAGTTATTGGAGACCCGCCGGCTTTTCAACAAGACCCGGCGTGGATCCAAATAGAATCCACTGGCATCCATACGCAGTGGCCACATGTGGATTAATCCCCTCCTTTCCAAATACCGGGTCAGGTGCCACTAACGTGATGGAGTTGCGGTTAAACGCGACGAGTTCGGAATAGTCACGAGGGTGCACCGCCTGTCCAAAGGTGAGGCGACGGAGGTGGGAGTCTGTCCAGGACATATTGACCATGTCAGCAAGCTCGGAGCCCTGCACTCCGCCTGAAACGATGATCAGCTTATCCGCAAGGGCCTCCACTTGAATACTCTGCGGGTCACTGTACTCCGGGGGCAGTAGGTTGCGATGAACGGTTTGATGGAGACACTCGGCTGCCTTGTTGAGTGTGACCATATTCGAGGTGTGAGGAACGATGGAGAGAACGAAGGGGTGCTTGCTAGGGAATGCCTGAATTAACGCTACGCACACTGAGTCGAAGGTCGAGTTATCATATGCATAATCGTAGCCTCCTTTCAGTGGAACCTTGGAGACGATGGGATTGCCATTTTCATCTGCATACAGGTGGACTTCCAGTAGCCTACGACCTGATGCTACGACTGCCGAAGCATCTTCGAATGTTCCTCCGTGGATCACGTAATCACAGAGGCGCTTGGGTTCAGGGGGCGGAGCTGTTTCTTCCTGGTCTGTCTTTGTATCGCGCCAGACTGTATATCCGAGAACGCCGACAAGGGCTACTGCAAGAGCTGTCTCCATTACTTCTTCTCGGAAGGTAATTTTGGCATCTTGAACAATAACCCACGAAAGGCATTGGCTACCTCATCGGGGATCCGCTCCTCCATTGGGATTTCCATAAGACAGCAATGGTGGAAATACAAGCAATACATTCCACACTCTGAATCCTTAAACTGATGACGCGTGGCATTGAAGGTCATCTTCATCCCCTGCTTGTGTTTGCCAGTCTTGTCCCACTGTTCCTTCCATCGTCGCATCAATGTCTTGATCTCGGCCTCAGGTTGGTGGGCATAGGAATCAAAATAGGTGATCCGAGGATACTCAAGTTCCTCTCGCACGTCGCAGAACAGGGCAATCCAGTGTTCACCTGGGCCATCATGAGGATCTGTGTTGAAGACAATTCCAATTTGTTCATTGCCCCTCTTCGCCAGTTCAGGAAGCTTCATGCTACATAACGTGCTCACAATACACTGTTGAGTTTCCGACTTCAAATCAAAGTCAATCGGAATGCATCCAACAAAGAAATACTTGGGGAATAGTTCGGTGTAGTTCTGTTCGACATGATCGATGTCGTCGGACGACAACCACTCATACCGATTGATCGCCCACTGCTTCGGGGCACGGGGCTTTTGCATAAGCGAGGTCACGATGCATTCGGCAGATCCGGTACTGCATTGATCATGAAGACGGTGTTGAAGATTTGTCCACATTTCTTCGGGCGTTCCCTTTGCAACGGGATCTTCCTTTGGATGTTCCTTGTTGTAGACTGTGCGGAGACGCTCGATCTCCTCTGTGTCAAGCCAGGACATTCCTTGGTATAAAACGGATACTTTTAAACCAGGAAAGATCAAACCACAATGGATGCTCTTAAACATGTTCTCACTGCCTATGCAGATATTACTCGCCGACTCAATGACGTTAATGCGAATGCTTCCGAGCTTCGCGATCAACGTCGCACAATCGAGCTGGATCTCACAGCTCTCTATGCGACTTCACGGGAGCCCCTTCCCGACAAGATCAATTTATCAAGTTCGGGGATGGTCTTTGCGGTCAAACGTCCAAACCAGTGGAAGAAGGGTTGGACGCTCTCCAAGAAAGAGCTGAAGGGATATTTGGATGAGCTTCTCCCTGAACACGGAGAAGACTTGATGAATGAGATTATTAAGCGCCAAGAGGCGAAGATGGTGGAGACAGATTACGGATTTGAGCTGAAGGTGCTGAAGCGTGATTGAGAGTTTCCTCTATTTCTCGGAGTGTTTGCTGAAATTCGGCTAGATGACGTTTCGCTTGGTCCAGGTTTTCGTGAGGGAGAAACCCACCCCGGATACGAGTCAAATTACACACAAGCGACCCATTGGTGCTGAGGAGACGAGTAGCCAGGGTGAACAGAGGCTTCACCATCAACGTGATATGACATTCTACAACACATTATTTTTAAGTGGGACGCGTAAAATGAATTTGTTCGAGACAGGTTAGGAGACACCTAATCATGTCAGAGGGATATATCTATACTATGTCAAATTCAACAATGGCGCCGGATACATATAAGGTCGGTTTTACCGAAAAGTTGCCAACTGAGAGACTTAAGGAAGCAAATAGTTCTACCTTTGCGCTTCCATGCTTCAAACTTGAATTTGCAAAGAAGGTAACTGATCCCAGAGATAAGGAACAAAAGTTACATAGGGCACTGACATCCTTTGGTAAGCGAATCCATCCTAAGCGCGAGTTCTTTGTTGTTCCTCTGAAGAATATCCGTGTGTTGTTTGACATGATTGACGGAGAGATGTGGGATGAGTCAAGCACAGAGCCTATTATCTCGCCATTTGTTGATGAAACAAAATCTAACGTAGTCCAAAGTTCTCCAAAGGGTCGATTGGATGCGTTCAAGAAAGTTGAACATATCGAATTGATAACTGGACAGCTTATTCGACACGCCTTAAAGAGCAATGGTAATGTGTGGACTGGAAGATATGATGTGGATAAAGGAGTCACATGTGACAGTGGTGAGAAGTATACATCGCTGAGTAGTTTTGCATTAGCTCATAATCGAACTATAAATCCTAGTCGTCAAACAACAGATGGATGGGGAGAGTGCGAGGCATTGGTTGACGGGGTTTGGATACCCACAAAGAAACTCTAAACTCCATCGTCCACCCGCTCGACGAAGTACTTCAGGAGCTTGTCGGACATATCGCGAACACTGAACTCCCAGACTCCAC